GGAGTTCAGACGTGTGCTCTTCCGATCTGGTTAAAGTCATTCACCTTCTTTTCTACATAAATTGAAATCAGAAACCCATGTCACTAAATTTAACAAAATCAAAAAATGAACATACCAAAAACTAATTGTGCATTCGATGAGATGCGAGACTTAATCAACCTAGTGCCGCACCCTAAGAATCCAAATACACATACAGATAAACAGATCGAATTATTGGCAAAAATTATTCGGCACCAAGGATGGCGGAACCCTGTGGTAATTAGTAAAAATTCCGGCTTTATAGTTGCGGGACATGGCCGGGTATTGTCAGCAAAAAAACTAGGGTTGTCACAAGTGCCATGTGACATTCAAGAGTTCGAAAACGAAGCTGATGAGTTGGCACATCTTGTGGCCGACAATCGCATTGCCGAATTATCAGAGCTTAACCGCAGCACGTTGGCCGATATTGTGGGCGAGCTAGATAACGGAGAGTTTGATCTAGAGCTCACGGGATTTGAGATGGAAGATTTTGAGGAGTTGATGACCGCAGCACCACCAGAGGATGAGGTATTGGGAGAAGTGAAATTCAGTGAATACCTAGGGGAAAAAAACAACTATGTGGTATTGTTTTTTGATAACGAAATTGATTGGTTACAAGCCGAGACACATTTCGACCTTCAGTCTGTGACCAGCCGTAGGGCAAATGGGAAAGAATGGAACACCGGAACTGGCAGGGTATTACCCGGCGCTGAATATCTTGATAGATTGAAAAATGAAAAATAAAGTCAGAGAGCGCATATATATATCGCAAGACGACCTCAACAAGATCGAAACAGATATACAAAACAGAAGGCATATAGAGCGTTATGCATTGATCAGGCAATGGCTTTGGGGGGATGTCATTGACGTGGCTTGCGGTTGCGGGTATGGGACTAATTTGGCGTCTAAGAATCCGGACATTAAAACAATAACAGGGGCAGACATTAGCGCTGATGCGATAGCTTGGGCCCGGAAGCATTTCGAAACAAACAGGTGCAGCTTTGTAAACAAGGGAATCGATGAGTTCCAGAAAAAGGCGGATGTTTTAGTGAGCTTGGAAACTATTGAGCATTTAGAAAACCCAAAAATATTGAGCGATCTGGCAGACAGGTGTGGGGTGAAAGAAATTTTCATTAGTTACCCAAGCAAAAAAACCACCCATTATAACAAACACCATTTCCATGATTTTATAGATGATGAGATAATAAGGATATTCACCAATTACAAGCTGGTGGATGCTATTGATTTACACAGAGAAGTCAGAATATTAAAACTACAAAAATATGTTCCAAGTATTTAGCGCAAGTTATAAGCGGGCAGATATAGCCAAGACACACAAATACCTACCATTCATCACCTATGTGGTAATGGAAAAAGAAGCGGGTGATTACAGAAAAATACATGATAAGGTATTAGCCATTCCCAATGAGGTGCAGGGTAACTTGGCGAGGGTTTGGAATTATATTTTAGACGTAGCAGAAAGCGACAACGTAATTACTATTGATGATGATGTGAAACACTTCGGAAGGTGGGCCGGAAATGTGGTAACAAAATTGGATTGTGAACAGGTGATCGATATGATTCAAGAGGGTATACAATTAGCTACAGATTTGGGGGTGCATTATTGGGGGTTAAATTGTATAAGCGACAAAGGTTCTTATATGGAGTTTACACCGTTTGGAACAAGGTCATATATTGGCGGCCCATTTCAGGGCCACAGAAAAAATGTTTTAAGATATGACGAAGATTTATATTTGAAAGAGGACTATGACATGAGTCTACAAATATTGAATAAAGACCGTAAAAACCTAAGAATGAACATGTACCATTATGTATGCGAGCAAGCGACAATCAAGGGGGGGTGTGCTGATTACAGGAGCGTTGAAAGGGAAAGGGAACAGAACAAGAAATTATTGAAAAAATGGGGCAGCAAAATAATCAGGTTCGATACAGGTAACCGGCAAACCGAAAGAAAAAAGAAAGTCAACTATGACATAAACCCAATAATCAAAACGCCAATCAAGGGCGTTTAAGTTATTAACAATGGCTAAGAAATCACTATATGATGCGGTAGAAGAGAAAAACATTGCCAATGTCATGGCAAAGCTTAAAGACGGCAAGACACTGACAGCCTCCGATAATAGGGCCCTAGAAAATTATAGAAGAAAAGAAGAGGGGTTAAGGCCAGAAAAAACAGAGGCCGAATTGGCTACGGAGTTTGGGGTCGACAGGCGGGGTTCTATTGTCAGGTGGAAAAAGTTGGGGGCCCCAATTGATGGAACCAATGCGGAGATGTATCAGTGGATGCAAGATAAGGATATACGAGGCGCGGAAGAGTGGAAAAAAAAATACAGAGCGGATAACCCGGGCCAATTCACAAAAAAAGTTGCGGCTAAAAAGGCAACAAAGAAAATAGCAACCAAGACGGCGGAAGAATTAAGAGAAGAATATTTTCTGGAGCTACAAGAGGCAAGAGAGGTCGGTGATGATGCACGCGAAAAAATCGCGCTGGAATATTTCCTAAAAATAGACAAGCAAATAAGAGATCAGGAGGCACATAACAAAAAGCTTGGCCTAGATAGTGGAGAAACATTATCACGGAAGGAGGTTGAAAGGTTGCTTACTGTTTGGATACACGGAGGCAATGCGTGTTGTGATAAATATTCAAAACAGATTTCACAGAGGTTAAGCAAAAAATCACCAGCTGAGGTTCACAAAATTTTGAAACCCATGCTGACAGGATTGCTGGTCTTTGAAGGATTGAAGCGAATGGCGAAGGTTCCCGGTGATGTCAATTTGCCGCAATGGTTTATTGATCGGGTGCAAACCGAGAAAAAGTTCTATTTAAAACCATGAAGGATGAACTTGATTATTTTGAAGAGGCCGACCCAGTTGCATGGCTAGAAGCTTCAATACAATTAGATTATGGCAACTTCAAAAGGGAGAACCACCCATTATTGCTTGAACCATTGCGGATGGCAGCACAGAAACGAGGCGGATATGTGGGGTTGATCGGTTCGGTGCAGCACATCAAAACGTTATGCGCACAACTTGTGCAGCTCTATGGCTTGCACACATCGCCATGCAGTGCCGCGCATTATGATTTGACGGCAGAGGCATTGAAAGAATTGAGTGATGACAAACTGATGCCATTGATCGACAATACGGACAAGATTATAGAGTTAATACCAAACGAGCCAAGGCGAAGGACTAAATTTTATACATCAATACCTCATGGCTTTATTCGTCTGCTATCAGCCGGCATATTAGCTAACCGGAACAGCAAGACCTTAGAGCGCATAACCGCTGACGAGTCGTGGGCCTATAAAGATGAGGAATCATGGCTAGAACAAATCCATGACAGACAGAGTTCATTTACATGGCAATGGCAGATGTTTCTACCATCATCAGGACAAACCGCCGGCAGCCAATTAGACCAATTATGGCGCAAATCAACGCAAAGAACTTGGCACGTAAATTGTGACTGCTGTGGTCAACAAATTCCATACATTTGGAAGTTGCCGGCGGTCAATGGGGAAGTGCCGCCCGGCGGTATGCGTTATGCATCAAGTGAAGAGGTGATCGATGAAAAGGGGATGATTGATTGGGTAAAGTTGAGGGAGTCGGTATATTACCAATGCCAATTGTGCGGCGGGCGAATGGATTGGAATTCAGCAGAACAGGAAAGAAGAAACCAAACAGGCGAGTATATACAAATGAATGAGAAGGGCGACCCGGATATTGAGTTTTACCACTATAATGCATTGGTTCACGTGCCTTGGCCGGAGCTTGTGACAAAGTGGAAAGAGGCTACGATTGCAAGATCAAGGGGGGATCTAAGCAAATTGGAAAACTTCGTGAGAAAACAACTAGCACAAGCTTGGAGTGAGTCGGATTATATGAGCGATGAAATACAAGAAAATGCACGGGGCGGATATTTATTGTCAGAGAAGTGGGAGACGGGCGCAGATGAACCTTTAATTTTTGCAACCGTCGATGTACAAAAAGACCATTATTATGTGGTGGTGAGGGCATGGGGTTTGATAAATGGCGTGCTTCATTCCCGGCTTATTGAAAGGGAAAAAGTCGTGAGCGTAGGACAGATACGTGACCTTGCTGACAAATGGCAACTTAAACAAAATGGAATTAGGGGGTCGCGTGTATTCTTAGACGGAAACTACAACACAGTGCAGGTGCAACGGATTGCCGGGGAGAACGGCTGGATGGTATTTCGGGGAGACAAGGCGGCCGACTTCCGTCACCCCGATGGGCTAAGGCGTATTTATTCAGATGTCCAATACCTCGACACAGGGCAAGGGACAGAGCGAGCAAATGGGGGGAGCAGATATGTCGGGCAAGTTAGATTCAGCAAAAATTCGGCGCTGAGTAGATTATCGCTTATGCGTTCAATTAGGTCTTTAGATGACAAGCTGGTGTGGACGTATGCAGACAACGCGGGGTCAGTATATGAAAGACAAATTAATGCATGGCACAGGATTAGCAAGACAGCCCCAGATGGAAAACGCTATTATGATTTCATTAACAGAGATTCTAAGGACGACCACTATGGTGATTGTGAACAGCAACAAGTCGTCTGTGCGGCTATGGCCGGCCTAGTTGGGGTTGATGGTGGGGAGCATGAGGACGATACTGGGTGATTTCAGTGATTGACATGTGACACGTTTCATACTTTAACTGGTCATTACAAATGCGAGCTTTGTTATTTACACTATGGTTACAGGCGGACAAGTCTGCGGCAGCCACATTGGTGCTACTTGAGCAACTTACTGCGGCTCAATTAGAGACCGTACAACAGGGCGGGGCCCGCATGATTAATGCCAGCTTGAGCGGGAAATCATTTTCATACGAGTTGCCACCTAATTGGGGGGCGTTCGATTTCACTGAGATGATAAGGAAAGCTTACAAGCTTATTTCATTGCATGGAATAAATGGAGGACAAATGACAGATGTTGAGCTCAAGGGTTATGTCTTAGATTCTAAAAACGAGATAACGGATACATTGATTGCGCGAATCGCATACAATAATACAAGAAGGTAATTATGGCAGTATCACCAGTAAAGTCAACTTATGGCAAGGCAAGCGCAAGATACACCGCACCATTGCGGGGTGGGTCAAGTGAGTTCTATGCGGGAGGTCGAAACGACCAACGCCGTCTAAATACCAAAAATCTTTCACAAGACATCGTTGAGATGATGACGGCAAACAGACATCGAATGATGCTTGGTGATTCCCGTTACATTTACCAATCGTTCTCATCAGTTGCCGGGGCCGTCAAACAAAAGGCAAATTATGTTTATGGCGGAAGCTGGAAATTACAATCACTCAGCACAGACACCAAGTTTGCAACAGCTGTTGAAGAGGATTTTAAAAAGCTAGATATGGCATTTGATTTAAGGGGCCAAAATTTTGGTTTTAGAAAAAACATATGGCGCGGCTCAAAATCGTTAGATGTGGACGGAGATTTTTTTGTCGTATTGACAGAGCTACCAGAAACCGGCTTCCCGAAATTGCAGTTTTTAGAGTCTCACCGCGTTGGCGATTGGGGCGAGTGCCAAGACGGTTATATTTCTGACTCCACGGCATACAATGGCCGTAGAATTCTCACGGGTGTTATTGTTGATGATTACATGGCCCCTATTGCTTACAGGGTGAAAGATGATTCACGCAAGCGGGGTTTTCAGGATATACCGGCAAACAGCGTGGTTCACTTCACCGACATGGAGTGGTTCAGCCAAGGGCGAGGAACTCCAACAATTGCAGCGGCAATACTAGACTGGTACGATTTATCAGAGACGCGAGATGCTCAGAAAATGAAGCAAAAAATCAACAGCATATTGACCCTTGTCGAGTCAACAGAAAGCGGCATGATGGACGTTGGACGTAATGCGCTGGGGATGGGTGGGGGGTCAGATGCACCGGCCACAAGCTACATGGACAGCGGCATGATCCGGATTATCAAAAACGGGGGATCGCTAAAACCTCATACGGCCAATGACCCACCAGCGGGGTGGCTGAGTTTTACAAAATTAGTCGAACAAAGCGCATTCTATGCGCTTGGATGGAGACGCGAGATGCTGGACAGTTCAAGCATAGGCGGCGCGGGTGTGCGCGGATTTAGCGCAGACATCAACAAATCAATTGCGGCTAGACGCGAAACATTGGAGGGCGGTTACAAAAGGCTGGCACAATATATCATCGCAAAAAGAGCAAAACAGGGGGTTTATAATTTGCCGGATGATTGGTGGAAATTAACCTTTACAAAATCAGCAGAATTTACAGTGGACGATGGAAAATCGCGCAAGGCAGACCTTGAAGATTTACGAGCGGGAATTATCACGGCCACAGATATAACAGAGCGAAGAGGATCTAATTACGAGGATGTGGTTCAACAAAGGGCCAAAGAATTGGCCGTGTTGAAAAAAACAGCCTTAGAATATGGGCACGATCCCGGCGAATTATCAATACTCACAAAACCCGGCGATATATTGCCGGAAACAGACAACAACAAACCAGAAAAAACAGATGACCAAAACTTGGTATAATATGACAGCAACAGAGGACAATTCCTCTGCTGAAATCAGCATTTATGACGCCATNGGCGGCCATGATGTTAATGCGAAGCAATTCGTTGATGAATTAAAAGAAATCACGGCGGAGACAATTAACCTCCGCATCAATTCCCCCGGCGGCTCAGTGATTGACGGCAACGCAATGTTCAACGCGCTACAAAGACACCCGGCGAAGGTGGTCACCCACATTGACGGACTGGCGGCCAGCATGGCGAGCGTCATCGCCATGGCCGGCGACGAGGTGCATATGGCAGACAATGCACTATTGATGATTCACAACCCTTGGACAATGAGTATTGGTGATGCCGATGAACTGCGGGCGGATGCTGATTTACTTGATAAGATGAGCGCAAGCATTGTGAGCGCTTATGGCAGAAGCCAATACGAGCCAGAACAAATCAAAGACCTTATGAACAAAGAAACTTGGCTNAGTGCACAAGAGGCATTTGATGCCGGGTTTATTGATCATATTAGCACAGGCTTGCGTGCAGCGGCTTGTGACATCGCGGCAATGGCGGCGGGTGCGGAAATCAAAGTGCCAGCGGAAAAGCAAATCGTCTCACTTATTAAACAGGTCGAGGCAATCACCAAAATGAGCGAGATGGTATCAAATGAGCTTGCAGAGCAATGTGCAAAGAACGAGGAGGTTTCGACTAAATTAGAAGAGGCACATACCGAGCTTGCAATTGCTGTATTAGGAAAATATGAGGCCGAAGCATTTGCAGAGGAAACCAAAGAACTCATGGAATCCAAGGCGGCAGAAATCGAGGCAAAAGATGCAGAGATTGAACAAGCCAAGGAAATCACCGATGCAGCCGTATCTATTAAAGCGGCGGAAATTGTGCAGGGGGCAGCACATGAACCGGTTGCCGATTCAGGTGACGGATTAGGTGATGATTCTGACGAACAATTACTCAATCGATATGAATCGATCTCAGACAAGGATGACCGCCGCGATTTTTTTGCAGCGAACAAAACAAAAATTCTCAGGGCCAAGGCCCGACTCACAAACTAAAAACAAAAATATAAAATTATGGCTAATACATTCGACGCTAATACTATTGCTGACATCATTGCATCCAACGAGATGCTGGTGCTTCAAAACCGCGTAACGCCTCTTGACAAGTTCGCAACGAACTTCTCTGCTGATGCGATTGCACAAACTAACAACGGCAACGGCGCACGCTCGACCATTCAGGTTGACCTTGCCTCCGGCGCTTCAACAACACTTACGAACCCAACCAACTACGAGCAAGGCGATACAACGCTTGGCGCGGTTTCAGTTGCGATGAGCGAGTATTCACAACCCTTCCACATTACGCCGGCAGAACTTGGTTCAGGCCGCCGTCTTGAGAAGTTGGTTATGGTCAACCTCTATGCACTTCAAGACAAGCTTGATAGCGTAGTTAAGGCACTAATGACAGCCGGCAATTATGGCACCGCCATTCTTGACAAAGACCCTGCCACCGTAACCACTGCTGACATCAAAACGATCATTGCAGCAACTGGCAAATACAAGCAGCGTAACCTTGTAACTGACGCCACATTCTGGTCACAGTTCGCCGTTACTTCCGACAAGAATTCACTTGGTGTGATTGATGGCGCTTANGGCCTTGATTCATTCAGCCTTTCTACCGATTGGAGTGCAGCCGGAACTAATGTGAATGGTTTCGTTGGTGATACATCAGCGCTTGCAATGGCAGCCCGACTACCAGAGGTTTCCAATGAGGTTCGCGAAGCTATCGACATGGATACTATTGAACTACCCAACGGACTTTCCGTTCAGGTTGCTAAGTGGGTATCTACAGCAAGCCGCTATACTTGGCATTCCTTTGATGTTGTCTTTGGTGCAGCCGTTGGCGATGCAACCGCCGGCGAAGTAATCGAAGACGGAACCGTTTAATTCTTGAATTATGAACCGCTGTTTAGTCGTTGGAATTATTGGTGGAGAACAGACCTGTTTAGGGTGTGGGCTCTCAGAGAGCGAGGCCATGAATTTGGCGGCTAGCTCAACGGGGTTTGCATTTGTAGAGGTTTACATTAACCCAGCACCATTCTCGGTGTTCAATTGCAAGCCGGCCAAGATAGCAAAAAAAACCACATCTAAAAAGGCGGCTCGTAAAAAGAAATAAATCACAAAAAATCAAAGGCGCCACCTTTAAACGGGTGGCGCTTTTTTTGCGCTCGGTTTCGACTATTGACAACATTGCCCTTGTGATTACAATATGTGAAATCATGAGCAGCTTTGAAAATTTCACAAAAATGGGGGTTACTCATTCATTAGAAATAATTGGAGAGGCCGCAAGCATTGGTGGAAACCAGTTTCTTGCAATTTTCGAGGAATCGGCAATGGACATTACAAGCCATGTATTTGGTGATGAGGATGAAATAACCACAGTTTCGACTTGTTTAAAATCAGCATTGAGCAAACCCCCGAGAATTAACCAGACTTTAATTAGGGTTAATGGGCCCATTACTTATGTAATTACCGAGGTAGAGTCAGACATTGCAAGCTATAGAATAACATTGAGGGCTAAAAATGGCTAAGAATGTAATAATTGACGATTCTTTATTCAAGAAACGCGCGGCGGCATTGGCTCGAAATCTGGGCAAGGATGAGGTTGAATTCATCAAACAACAAACGGGAATATTAGCAAGGGAGGTGGCAAGGTTCACCCCCCCATTCGCCAGCTTTCCAAAAAATTCAAGTTCGGCATCAGTAGCATCAGCAAAGGATATTAAAGCGGGAAAAGTGGCAACGTATATCGATATAGCTCAAATATGCACTGTGAAACTCAAGGGGGAAATAAACAAGGCCATTAAAAGGGGCGGTAAAGGGCCAATAACATCATTCAAAGGGGAGGCAATTTCATTGGGGATAATTGATGACGTAACAACCCTGCATAATTGGCACAAAGCAAATCAAAGGGCCAACAATCGAACAAGGCCATTAATGGGCCCTAATAGATATTGGGTATCAGCACCAATATTCAAATCCTATGTTAAGGAACAACAAAAAAACGTAGGCACGGCAAAGGCGGCATTTTACAAGGCGGCTATTGCATTGGGGGCAACAGTGACGGCCCCTATGGGAGTGAAGAACAATACTGGAAATGCAAAGGGAACAGGGAAAGTAGAGAAAAAAAGCAAAGGGTCAAAGGGCACGATAACAGGTAAAGCGGGCGGGTTATTTCATACCAATAAACACCTGCCAATGCTCAGGAAAAACAGATTAATCAAAGCATTGAAAAGGGGCGAATTCCTGATGAGGAAAGCGGCCAAGGATTCCAATTTTAAAGTCATTTGACAAACCCAATTCTTTAACATATAAAAAAAATATGCCGGCAACATCAAATATAGAGGTCTTTAATTTCGAGGGGAATTTAGAACAAAGCTTTTATGACTTTTTACTCAATAATGGGCTGGAGTTAGCAACGGCAAATGACCCCAAGCGGCTTAATGATGATTTTATGGGGGTGCAAGTTAGCATGGGGGGTCTTGCCGATGATGAGCATATGAGCGAGAAGCCAAACGGACATCTTGAATATGACCATTATCTGTATAGTGTTGATATTACTATACATACAGACAGAATTGAAAACAGCGTGCCCGGCATGGAATTTTCACGATACCACCGCGAATTAGTGGCCAAGGTCAGAAACCTTCTGAGTATTTCAAGGGCCGCAGAGAGCGCCAGTCTTAATGACCAAATCACGCTCTATTGGATTAACCGCCTTGTTGCTAGCGATACAAATTATACAGCTTACGATAGCAGCTATGATGAAACAGTGCTGACATATGAGGGCGATTTTTCGATTTTGCCGGAAGCGTGGCCGGTATGATTTTCAACATTGACAAGCTTACGGCTTGGTGCATAAATAGAAGACGCAAAACCAACATACAAATCTAAAAAAATATCATGGCAATTCCATACAGTTCACAAACAAACCAGCCACTAGGACTGGAGACAGTAACCATTAACGCTATCGCTTATGTATGCGATGCAATTTCCTTGTCTGCCACAGACAACCGAATCATCAGCCGCACCGATTCATTGGGTGACCGCGCTGATTATATGATTCGTGAGGGCTCAACCCCAATTGAGGGAACTATGACCTTGCAGCGTGCAACAGACACCACCGTCTTGCCGTCAGCGGGCACAGAATTCACTTATGATTTCGACCGGTCTGGCACACCTTCAACTCTTGTGGTTCATTCTATTAACGTAAACCGCAGCAAAGAAGCTTTTGACACTTTTGAAGTCGGAGTNGTTCTAGTCAGCTACCAAGCTTAATAATGAAAGTTAAACTCACAAAAGATCATTCTATTGCCGGCAATATTGTAATCACCGANACCATCGTGGACATCCACCAAGGTGTAGCGCAAGACCTTATCGAGCGCGGAATTGCTGAGTCAATCAGCAAACCAAAAACCAAAAAGGAAAAAGAAAGCAAATAGAAAAATTTTTTGACGTAGGTTTTCGGCCTTGCTCGCCCACAAAAGCGGGCAAGGCTTTTCAATTTTAAAAGCACATGAACATAGCAGAAGAATACCAACAAGAGCGTGAAAAGCTTGAGGAAAACCGAATGCTTGATTGGTCAACATACCGTAAAGATTATATTGTTGCGGGCGAGACATTGAAACCGATGACTGTGCAAAATTGGTTTGATTTATTGTCAATAAAATCACCCTTATTATTCAGCGCTGAACCCACATTTTCTTCCATCGTGGATTATGTGTGGAAAAATAGCGGCCGATTCACTACTAAAAAATGGCTGGCAGAATGGCGTTTATTTTGGCTACAGCGGCGCGTCATTAAAAGCTTGAGGCACAAGGTTAATGGCCCGGCTATGGTTCTGGTATTGATGGAACACATAAAAACCTCGCTTGATGAGTTCCCCACAGATTCAAGCAATGCGACCAGCAAGAAAGTAAACTCAATGCCGGTGGTTTCTGGAGAGGCTTCCATGATTGATGAGCTTGCAAGCCGCTACAGTATTCACCCGGATGAGGTATTGCAAATGCCATTAAGGCGAGCGTTCAGCTTACAGCGGACGATCAGGATTTCAACCATACAAGGTTACAAATTATTAGAGGCGGATTCATTACGCGCACTCAAATCGAAATATCTTAACAGCTTAAACAATGGCCAACAGTGAAATAAAAATGAGCATGTCGCTGGTAACAGCCGGCGTGACATCAGCCTTGGGAAAGGCAAAAACAAGTATTTCAAATTTCGCGACATCCGCGAACCAGAAACTCGGATCAGTTGCCAAGCTTGTTTCAATGGGACTGACTGCGGCTTTTGTGGCGTTTGCAAAAAAGGCAATTGATTATGGTTCAGCTATGTCAGACATGGCAGAGCAAAACAGGATCAGCACCGACGCATTACAGGTGCTAAGTGCCGTAGCTGTCAAGGCAGGTGTTGGTGTTCAGGATCTCACAAGGGCAATGCGTAATGCCAACATAAGAACGCAAGAGGCCATTGACGGGAATACGAAATACAAAGATGCTTTAGTCAGATTAAATTTAAACCTTACAGAATTTTCCAAATTACCGACAGAGAGAAAGCTTGAGGCAATAGCTCAAGCCTACCAAGCAGCCGGGAAATCACAACAGGCATATTCGGATGTGGCCATAATCCTAGGAACAAAGGCCGGCCCGAAAATGCTTGAGGTATTGAGGAGGCTTGCCGACGAGGGTTTCGACAGCCTATCGGATAGCATGAAAGAAGCCGGGTTAGTGATGCAAGAAAGCACCATTACGGCAATGGACAAAGCGGCCGACGCTATCGAAAAATTCAAACTCAAGGCCACTATTAAGATTGGTGGCTTGATATCAGGTGAGGGCGATGGTGCAGCAATGAAGGCACTAGGAGGCCGTTTCATGGCCCTTATGGCGCAAGTTGGCGGTTGGATGACAAACGCGTTGCTTGATGCCATCGGACATTTTACTGCTGGTTTGCTGGCCGCGTCAGCAGTCCTTGGAACAAATGTAAGCAAGGCATTTACTGTTGCGGGGTTGGCTTTGCAGAAAGCTATTGCGCCGGCAATTAATGCGCTAGTTGAAGGCCTGAACAATATTGGTTTTGACCTACAAAAAATGGATATCGGGAAAATACAAAGCGAGATCGACAAGGTTAGCTTTAATAATCCGGCCAAAGAATGGAAAGAATTCAACCAGACATTCCTTGATGGTATGGGTGATTGGTCAGTTTCGACTCAAGGACAGCAAGATGCTTGGAATGAATACGCAGACACTCAAGATAGAATACTTGCCACATCTGGCTTGGTGGAGGCCTCACAAAAGAAAAGAAAAGAGTTGGCAGACCTTGCCGCAATAGATGCAGCAATCGCCGCAGACGCGGCAGCAGAGCAAGCCAAAGAAGAGGCCAAAATCGCCGAAAAAGTAAGGCTACAAGGAGAACTTAAAAAAGCCATTGCAAGCGGAGACGTTGAGGCGGCAAAATTAGCAGAGGCGGCGCTAAAAAGAGAAGAGGCAATATTAAAGGTGATAGACGACCACAACTTGAGCCGTGAAAAAGCCGCCGTTTATGTCGACAATTTAGGAGCGAAAGAAAGAGAAATTGCCAAGGAAAAGAACGCACAGGCAGAAAAAGAAGCGGCCGCGAAAGAAAAGGAAATCGCACAAGCTGAAAAGATGCTAGCGATGGAACGGGTTTTACTCGACGCCGTTTTATCAGGCGACGACATGGCGGCTAGGGCGGCACAAAAGAAAATTGATTTAGAGCAAAGGGCGCAACAAATCATGTCGGACTTAAAAGTTGATTATGAAGAGGCTTACGCAATAGCCAAAAAGCTGGCAGCAATTGAAGCCGGACCCGATCTAAATGACAGCGGATTCACTACGCGATTTGAGCAAAAAGAATTTGATCGGCAGCAGAAAGCAAAACAAAAGATTTTAGACAAAGCGGCCAAAGCTGAAGAAAGGCAACAGCGCGAAAGAGGCGGAAACATTCGCAATGTTTCAGAGGAAAAAAGAAACCGCGCAA